TGGCTAGAATGGCTAGATTGTTAGATGACTCTCAAGTGCCAGAAGACCAAAGATGGTTTGTTGCAAAACCAGAGTTCTATGAAGAACTAGCAAGTACAGACTCAAAACTTATGACATCTGACTTTAACCAAGGTGATGGTGGAGTAAGAAATGGTCTAGTTGCATCTGGTTCAATTAGAGGATTCCAAATGTACAAATCTTCTAATGTACCTGCAACTACAAATGCTACTGGTCAATGCTTAGCAGGACATATGTCTTCTACAGCAACTGCTCAGTCAATCCTAAACATTGAGACTTTAAGAGATACTGATACTTTCGGTGATATCGTAAGAGGTCTTCATGTATATGGAAGACAAGTTCTTAGAGATGATGCGATTGTGAAAGCAGTCTACACTATCGACTAATACTAATATTGAGGGGGCGATTAATCTCGCCCTCTCTTTTAATATAAACAAAAGAATTTTAAAATGGCAGCACCCTTCAGAACATATCTTGATTTAACTAATACTCTTATAAGAGAATTAAATGAAGTAGAACTGTCAAGTGTTTCTTTTACAAATGCAAAAGGAATACAAAAATATATCAAAGATACAATTAATAGAGCATACTTTGATATTTGTAACTCAGAAGATAAATGGAGTTTTTTAGCAGTTGGTGACCCAAGTAATAACTATTATGGAAATGTTGCAGTTGAGACTGTATCTGGAACTAGGTGGTACAAATTCAACGCAAGTTCAACTGGGGTTACAACTGACTATGGGTTTATAGATTATGAAAATGTTACACTAACAGAAGAAGGTGTAAGTGGAAAATCAGCACCATATGAAATTAGAAATCTAAGACCTATCACAATAGAATTTTGGAATAAACATTACGCAGTATCAGAAGCTACAGATAAAAGTGATACACAAACTTATGGTATTCCACAAAGAATTATTAGAAGTCCAAAGAATGATAGATTTGGTTTATCACCTATACCTAATGGTAAATACAAAATTTATTTCTTTGCATACACACAACCAGAAGAATTAACAAATCATGGAGATACTGTAGTATTCCCACAACAATATACAACAGTATTACTTGCAAGAGCAAGATATTATTTACATCAATTTAAAGACAACATAAGTCAGTCACAGTTAGCTGATGCAGAATATAAAAAAGGTTTAAGAACAATGAGAGAACAATTGATTGAACCTTTTCCAGACAGAATGACTGATGATAGAACAAGGATAATATAATGGCAAAGAGTCCTGCATGGCAAAGAAAAGAAGGTAAGAATCCTTCTGGTGGTTTGAATGCTAAAGGTCGTGCTAGTTATAACAGAGCAACTGGCGGTAATTTAAAAGCACCAAGTAAAAAAGTTGGTAACAAAAGAAGGGCTAGTTTTTGTGCGAGGATGAAAGGGATGAAGAAAAAACTCACATCTAAGAAAACAGCAAACGACCCTAATAGCAGAATTAATAAATCATTAAGAGCATGGAATTGTTAAATGGCAGAGCAAGGTGTTTCGGTAACATGCGAAGGCGGATTAGACTTAGTAGGTACAACACATACACTATTTAGAACTCCGGGTGTCGCAACAAAATTAGAAAACTATGAATCTTCTATCCATGGAGGATATAGAAGAATAAATGGTTTTACTAAGTTTGGTTCTAATACTCCAGATACAACTAGTACAAACATAGAAGGTATATTTAGATATGCTAAAGGAGTTGTAGCTTGTCAAGGTTCAAACATTTATTATAGTGCGGATGGTAATACATGGACACAAGTAAATAAAGATACCTATCAAAATAAAACAGGAACAGTTTCAGTATCAGCAGGTTCACCAACTGTAACAGGAAGTGGAACAAGTTTTACTACAGAATTTTCAGTAGGTGATGACATTAAAATTAATAATGAAATATTTAATGTATTATCTATTTCAAGTAATACATCATTAACAACAGATGGTAACTTTGTAGCAACAGCTTCAAGTCAAAATATAAAAAAGAATGGAGCAACTGCAGCACAATTAGCAAGTGGTTCAGCAATACCAAGAGTAAGTCAATCTGATTGTAAGTTTGCTTTATATGAAGGTGAATCACAATATGGTGAATTATTTATAGTAGATGGAAATAATCAACCTGCATATTTAAAAATAGATATAGCTAGTGGAACACATACTTATTTTTTTAAAGAAGTACAAAGGTCTGCTCCAGAAAAATCTAAGTTTGCTACTATCTTTGGTGAAAGATTAATTGTTGCAGGAGATTCAGATAATCCACAAGTAGTAAGTTATAGTACAAGATTAAAACCAGAAGACTTTACAGGTTCATCAGCAGGTACAATAGATGTTGGTGATAAAATAAAACAAGTAAAACCTTTTAGAAATAAACTTATTGTTTTTTGTGAATCAAGTATATTTCAAATTTCTGGATTAGATGGTACTCCTACAGTATCGGGTGTCACAAAAAACATTGGATGTGTAAGTGGTAATACAGTTCAAGAGATAGGTGGAGATTTAATTTTCTTAGCACCAGATGGTTTAAGAACTATTGCAGGAACAGCAAGAATTGACGATATAGAATTAAGTTCTATTAGTAGAAAAATATTACCAGTCTTTAGAGATGAAGTAATGCCTTTTTTATCATCAATTAGATTTGCTAGTATGGTGGTTAGAGAAAAAAGTCAATACAGATTATTTTATTTTAGAAGTGGTAATGCAAATAATATTCAAGGTGGAATTATAGGAACATTTAAAATATCTTCTACAGGTGCAGGAGTTTATGAGTGGAGCAGTACAAAAGGAATACCTGCTAAAATAACACACTCTGGTGTAGATGAAAATGGAAGTGAAGTTCTTTATCACTCAGATGAATCTGGTTATGTATTTAACCATGATACTGGTAATAGTTTTGATGGTGGAAATATTGCAGCAACATATAAAACACCAGATATGGATTATGGTGATGCAGGTATTAGAAAAACTTTATACTATATTAAAACAAGTATTCGTTCAGAAGGAACAAATAATAATTTAAAATTACAAACTCGTTACGATTTTGAAAGTGGTGATGTAACTCAACCGGGAGAAGTATCATTAGGAGCATTACAAACTCCTGCAACATTTGGAAGTGGGTCATCATTTGGTACAACACTTTTTGGTGGAACATTATTTCCACAACAAAAAACAACACTAACAGGTAGTGGATTTACAAATAACTTTAGAGTTAGAAGTACAGGAACAGCTTCACCTTATACTGTATCTGGATTTTATGTAGATTTTATACCTGCAGGAAGGACATAATAAATGGCATCATATTTAAGACAAAGCCAGTTTCAAGATGGCGATACTATATTTGCATCATTATTAAATAATGAATATGATGCACTTGAAGCTGCGTTTAATGTAAGTAATGGACATACACATGATGGTTCAACTGCAGGAGATGGTGGTCCAATATCAAAACTATTTAGTAATGCAATTACATTTGGTACAAATGTTAATGCAGATGTTGTAGTTACATTTGATGCAACAAGTAATGATGGTGTTCTTTCATGGATGGAAGATGAAGATTACTTTCAATTCTCAGATGATATTTTATTAAGTACAGATGAGAAAATTTTATTTAGAGATTCAGCAATCTATATTCATTCGTCAGCAGATGGACAATTAGATTTAGTTGCAGACACAGAAATACAAATTGCAGCAACAACAATAGATATTAATGGTAATACAGAAATATCTGGTAGCTTAACATTAGGTTCAAGCACAGCAGTATCTTCAGTTCTTGATGAAGATAACTTTGCATCAGATTCAGCAACAGCATTAGCAACACAACAAAGTATTAAAGCTTATGTAGATGCAGTTACTACTTCTCTTAACCAACAAGATTTAGATTTACAAGGTGATTCTGGTGGTGCATTAGATATTGATTTAGATACTGAAAGTTTAACTATTGCAGGTGGAACACTTATAAGTACTGCAGGTTCTGGAACTACAATTACTATTAATGCAGATTCAAGTGTACTTACAGATTCAAATTCAAAAACTTTAACAAATAAAACAATAGACGCAAATGGTACTGGAAACAGTATTACTAATCTTGAAGTAGCAGACTTTGCTTCTGGAGTATTAGATACAGATATAACTTCAGTATCTGGTTCAGATGATACACTAGCTTCTGCAAAAGCTATTAAGACTTATGTAGATGCACAAGTAGCAACAGTACCAACTGGTGATATTACTGCAGTAACAGCAGGTACAGGTTTATCTGGTGGTGGTACAACTGGAGCAGTAACTTTAAATATTGATACTGCAACAACAGTTGACTTATCAACATCACAAGCTTTATCAAACAAAACTCTCACAAGTCCTGTTATCAATACAGGAGTATCTGGGTCAGCAATACTAGACGAAGACGATTTTGCTTCCGATTCAGATACTAAATTAGCAACACAACAATCAATCAAAGCATATGTAGCAACTCAAGTAGCAACTGCTAATGAACTATCAGAATTAACTGATACTAACATTACTAGTGCTGCTGATGGTGCATTATTATTCTATGATACAGCAACATCTAAATGGATAGATAATGTTGTATCTGGAGATATAACTATTGCTGATACTGGTGTTGCAACTATTGCAGCAGGTGCAGTTGATAATGCAATGTTAGCAGGTTCAATTGCAAATAATAAACTTGTAAATGATTCAGTAAGTTTTGGTGGAGTAAGTTTAGATTTAGGACAATCAGATGCTACTCCTGCTTTTGATTTAGCAGATGCAACAAATTATCCTACAAGTTCATTAGTAGGAACAATTACAAATGCACAATTAGCAGGTTCAATAGCAGCTTCTAAATTAGCAGGAAGTATTGGAGATAGTTTATTATCAACAATTACAACAGCAGATAAAGTTTCTGCAGCAGCAGTTCAAGTAGATGGTGCTACAGATGGAACAGGAATAACTTTAGCAACAACAGATAAGTTAATAGTAGATGATGCAGGTACTACTAAATATATAAATGCATCACAATTAAACACATACCTGTCTGGTCAAGGTTTTACAACAGATGACCCGACAGCTTTAGCAATAGCTTTAGGATAGGAGGAAACATATGGCTAATACATTTAAAGTTAAAAGTAATGCAGCAATGCCAAGTTCAAGCGGTACTCCAGATGCTATCTATACATGCGGTGCTTCTGGCGGAGCAGTTGTATTAGGTTTAGTATTAGCAAATGTACATACTTCTAGTGTAACAGCTTCTGTTAAATTAGAAAGTAATACAAATGATACTGAAACTAATGAAAATGTATTCTTAGTAAAAGATGTACCAATCCCAACAGGGAGTTCACTTGAATTATTAAGTGGTAACAAAGTTGTATTACAAGATACAGATGTACTAAAAATAGATTGTGGAACAACAGCAAAAATTGATGCTACACTTTCTATAATGGAAATAACATAAGATTAAATTAGGAGAAAAATAAATGCCTTTTATAGGACCAAAACCTGCTGATACAGTACTTGATACTACTCTCATTGGAGATGGTACAGTTACAAAAGCAAAACTAGCAGCAGATGCTAAAACTAACATTACTGATGATGGTACTGAAGGTACTAAAGTTGCTGTAGGAACTACTGCTCAAAGAGGAAGTACAATTGGTCAATGGAGATTTAATTCTACTACAGGATTTTTTGAAGGTAGAAATAATAGTGGTACTTTTCAAAGTTTAGAACCTACACCATCAATAATTTCAGCAGATACAACAGAGGTTGATAGTAATGCAGGTGGGAATATTACTATCAGAGTAACTGGAACAAATTTTACTTCTGGTGGAACAATTAAATTTATTGGAAATGATGCAACTGAATTAACTTCATCAACTTCAACTTTTGTTAATACATCAAATTATGATGCTGTCATAGCTAGAAATTCTTTTGTAAATTCTAAAGAACCTTATGATATTAAATATGTTTCAAGTACAGGAACAACTGCTACTTTAGATAATTATATTAATGTAGATACCTCTCCTACTTGGAATACTTCAAGTGGTTCGTTAGGAACAATTGACCATACTCAGTTAGCAGGAGGTTACTCTCTTACTGCTTTATCAGCAACAGACGCAGATGGAGATACTATTGTTTATTCACAACCAAGTGGTTCATTGCCAACAAATTTAACTTTAAATACTTCCAATGGTAGTTGGTCTGGAACAGTTCCGGGTTTAGTAAGTACAACAACTTATAATTTTACAGGAAGAGCAACAGCAAATTCTAAAACAGCAGATAGGTCTTTTTCAATAACACAAGAAGGTGAATTAAATCATTATGGTACTCAATTTGCATATTCATTTAATGGTGATATAGATAATGCAGGTTCAAACACAGCAGTAACAGCTACATCACATGGTAGTTTTACTGATGATTCTACAACTCAAACAAAATTTAATGCTAAATCTGCACACTTTACAAACACTGGATATTCGAGATTTACTATACCAAATCATTCTGATTTACAATTTGGAACAGGACATTTTACAATTGAAGGTTGGGTATATCTAGTAAATGATAGTTCAAATGTAGGTCTATCAGCTAGAGTTTTTCAAATGGGTGATAATGACAATAATGGAATTGCATTAATACATAATTATTCTAATGAATTTACATTCTCAAATACACACTCAAACTTTTTAACTGATAATCCTAGTAATTGGTTGGGTGCATGGAGATATTTTACAGTTGATTATGATGGTTCAACTTATAGATTATATAGAGATGGTGCAGTAATTGATACTCAAACATCTGGTTTTAATACTGTAACATCTAGTGCTGACTTACATTTCGGAGTTTATCCGGCTTCTTTAACAGGTATTCGTTCAAATATGTTTTTATCTGAATGGCAAATAACAAAAGGTACAGCTAAATATGCAGGTGCGTTCACACCTAAATCAAGTGCATTTTTAACATAGGAATAATATGGCTTATATAGGAAAAGATTTAAATAATTTAGGTGATGTTCAAACTTTAGATAACATCACATTTACAAATAGTGCAGGTCCTTACAATCTGCAAAAGAATAGTGTACAAGTTACTAATGCTGATACAGATTCAGTATTGATTAGTATTGATGGAGTTGTCCAAGGTGGCAACTATACAGTCAATGCTAGTGCAGGTACGATTACTTTTGACTTTACTGTTTCATCTAGTAGTACTTGTGATTGGGTTAAATTATATGGAACAGGTGTACAACTTACTCCAAAAGATAATTCAGTATCAACTGTAAAGATTGCAGATGATGCAGTAACAGAAGCTAAACTTAATTTAATATCTACATCAAGTGTTCCATCATTAGAAGCAAAAGGTGATGGTAGTTCACAAGATGGTTACATACAATTAAATTGTTCACAGAATTCACATGGAGTAAAAATACAATCACCTGCACACTCAGCAGGACAAAGTTATAAATTAATATTACCTACAGGAGTTGGAACAGCAAATCAAGTTTTAGCTACAAATGGTAATGCAACTAATCAATTATCTTGGATAGATGCAGCAGAAACTAAACCTACAATAACAACAAGTAGTGTTACAATTACACCTAGTACTTCACAAACATTTACACTTAATGGTACAAACTTTGTAAGTATTCCAATTGTAGAATTTATAGCAAGTACTGGAGCAATAACAAGAGCAACAGCAGTAACATTTACAAGTGCTACAGCTTTATCAGTTACAACTAATTTAGCATCTGGTAATTATTTTGTTCGTGTAGAAAACAATGATGGTAATGCAGTAAGAAGTACAAATGCAATATTAACTGCAAGTACATCACCTACATGGACAACTGCAGCAGGTTCTCTTGGAACATTTGCAGGAGATACTTCTGGAACATTAGCAACAGTAGCAGCTACTTCAGATAGTGCAATTACATATTCAGTAACAAGTGGTCAATCAGATTTAACAAGTGCAGGAGTAACTTTAAATGCATCAACAGGTGCTTTAGCAACATCAGATTTTGGTGGTAATTCAACTACTCCAACAACATATACATTTGAAATAACAGCAACAGATGCTGAAAGTCAAACAGCAGCAAGAACATTTAGTTTGACTTCTAGCTTCGGTTCAACAGGCGGAGGACAATTTAACTAATGGCAAGTACATCAGTAGCATGGACACCAAGTTCATCTGGAAACAGAAATAAATGGACTTGGAGTGGATGGGTAAAAAGAAGTTCTTTAGGAGAACAAGTGATTTTTGGATGTTATCAAAATGGTTCGTATGCAACAGAATTAAAATTTTCTACTTCAGACGAAATACATTTTGAGGACACTTACAATACTAATACAAATGGTAGAATAATTACTACTGCTAAATTTAGAGATACTAGTGCTTGGTATCATATTGTTGCAGTATTTGATAATGCAGCAGGTTCAACAGCAGCAGATAAAATTAAAGTTTATGTAAATGGAGTAAATCAAGCAGGTGCTTATGGTAATGCTCCTACAAACGCAACTACTTTAAATTCAAGTGGTCAAAAAATACAACATGGTCAATTAGGTGCAGGAAGTAATTTTGATGGATTAATGAGTCATTGTCATTTTTGTGATGGTTATGCTTATCAAGCATCAGACTTTGGAGAAACAGACAGTACAACTGGAGAATGGAAAATAAAAACTTCTCCAAGTGTATCTTATGGAACAAATGGTTTTTGGATTTTAAAAGATGGTAATTCGGTTACAGACCAATCTCCTAATAGTAATAACTTTACAGTTGAAGCAGGTACACTTACAAATACTGAAGATAATCCAAGCAATGTTTTTTGTACTATGAACCCTTTAGATTATAACTCTACAACCATATCGGAAGGTAGTAATAGAATTGCTTGGTCACAATCAGCAGGAAATTTTGCTATTACAACAGGTACTATAGGAATGACTACAGGAAAATATTATTGGGAAGCTAAAGTGACTTCAGACGATAATAGTACAGGTATTCATTTAGGAGTTTTACAAACAGAACCTTATATTTCAAGAACAACTTCTCCAACAGTAAATACGAGTCTTTTTTATGGATTAGGCATAAGGTTAGCAACAAATAAATCAGTTTATAGAACATCTAATGGAACAGATAGTTCAATATCAGATACATGGTCAAATAATAGTGTAATAAGAATTGCTTATGATGGTGATGCAGGAAAAATTTATATGTGGAAAGATGCAACAGAATTTAATGGTCAAACTTTTTCATCAAACACATCTTTTAATAGTGCAACTTTAACAGCAGGTACAATGGTTTTACCTTTTATTGGTTTTGGAGATGGTGGTAGTGGGACTAAAAATGCTCATGCCAATTTTAATTTTGGTAATGGCTATTTTGGCTCTACAGCAGTATCTAGTGCAGGAACTAACGCAAGTGGTAATGGGATATTTGAATATGATGTACCAACTGGCTACACAGCTTTATCAACTAAGGGGTTAAACGAATAATATGGCATATACTACAATTAATAAATCTACAGATTATTTTAATACTAAACTTTATACAGGTA